CGAGGAAGGCACGCTCTGGATTTCGTCCCAAACCGAGTTGGTGAAACTTTGCATATGAGATATTCGTACCCACAACCACTTCATTATTATCGGAGTCAAAAGTAATGCTCCGACGTAACTTGCCTGAGCGAGTTAATGTCTTGTTGCGCTCTCTCAAAGCACGCAAAGAAGGTTGCCAGCGCTGGCGCTCTGGATTTAGTTGGGTATCGAATCTTAGTCGAGTAGAGGCACGCAATAATTTACCGATCTTCCTTAGAAGGTCTCTACGGTCATCAAGTGAACCAATAATCTCTTGGATCTCTTGTACTGCTTTATCTATGGTTATACTTGCCATACTACTCCAGTGTGAATGTTACAGTTTCGGTTACAGAATCGTAAGGGGTACCGACTACCAAAAGTGAATCTTAGCCTTCCCGTTACCCAACTGGGTGACCTTACTGTTATAGACTTTAGCGATAATTCGAGTGTAATCTGGTAGCGCTCCGTAAGGGATGGCGTTTGGTAATCCATCATACTCGTGTGCGTAGTAAGCTAGCTCTTCATCAATCGCAGCAATCGACACTCGGTTGTCATCAAAGGTCATGTCAACGATACGAACCTTCTTACCTGGAGTCGCCGTCACATCCCCGATGATCATAAAGTCAACTTCATGCGTTCCTGGGAACTGGCTAGCAGCATTTGTTTCTTTGCCGTAAGTCTCAGCGAAGTCCGCCTCAGACCATCCACCAAGAATGTTTATTGAGTCTCCATCAAACGTTACCCCTAATTCAAGGAATGTATTGTCTGGAAGTCTCACAATAATGTGATCTAAATCATTAGGGAGGTCAGCACTGTCAACTTTGATAGAAACTACTTGACCTCCGTCTAAAACTGCATCACAGACGCGACCCGACCAGCTCCACTGCGCTAAATCATGAGAAAGGTATACAACGTCGCCTCGAGCAACAATCAAGCCCTCAATGTCCGTTTCCCACCTTATAAGTCTGCGATTATAAAAGGTTCTTGCTGCAATCAGGTTGGCTTCACGCTGAGCTTGTTCTTTATCAGTTATCCCCCACATTGTAGTAGTCTGGATATTAGATGGATTTGTTACGTTCGGAGCTAGCGCTTCAACACTATTTAGTCTCCAATCGTCTTCAGGATCAACATACTGCACAATAATTTTGTCAGGGAGGTCTTGAGTGTTGTAACTAATGCTAAAAGAGTCTCTGATGATGTTGTTCATTCCGAACATAGCGACAGCAGGATCGTTTGGATCTTCATAGATCACGCCCAGCTTACCAGAGCACCAAGTCACACTACCACGACCAATAGAAGCGATACGCTCAAGGACTTCAAGTCTGTTTTGAGAGTCATCTAGAACAGCGTCGAACTTGATATTGTTCGTATTACAGAAGTTCCACCAGTTAGTGATTGAGTCAAAGTCAATGCGGTCTTCTTTGATTCCACATCCCCATAGATGTTCTTTGTTGTCTGGGTGGTCGGCAGAGTTTACCCAACCTATAGTAGGTGAGTAAGGATATGCCAAAGATCCGTTGGCGGAGTTGTTCTCAAACCCACCTCGTGCAAAATAGAGATACCAATCAGCAGGATTAGAAGTAAGACCCCAAGTAAAGTTTCCCGATCCATCGTTTCTCCAGCATTTGGCTTGGACGTAGGCAGAGTATCTATCTAGTCGTCCGTTTAGTTGGTTGGAGGCTTCAATCTGCAAGCCTTCCCTGTTTTGACCAATGAAGTTTTCACCAGTCTCTACTTGGAAGAATCTTACATCTAGAACGTTGATTGTACAAACATTCTCTGGTTGCACTTCGTCTGGATCAAACTTGGCAACACGCACCTCATACTCAGCTGGAGTCAAGTTGTCTTTAACGAAAGTCTCTCTGTATGGGTATTCGTAATCCAGAGACTTAATCTCATAGAAAGAGCCTATGGCATTTGATATTGTATTATTGTCGAATGTCTGCCATGCGGTGGTGCCAACTTCTCTGTACTCAATCTGAATCTTTCTAGCTATAACAGAATATCCGCCAGGCGTGTTTTTTGTATCTTGGGAGAAGAGTCGTCCCTCAACATCAATTTCGATAGCATAGGTGTTATTCGGACCTTTTCTGGTGATGAAGTTGTTGGGATAAGAGATCTCAGTATTGTTAACTAAGACACCACCCTCCACGGAGTCCACGTTGCCTTCTATTGTGTTGTATTCTTTGTCTGAAGGGATACCGTCAGGGAATGCAGTCTCAGCATTAGCTACAGGCATTTCCCAGTTTGTAGTTCCTTTGACTGATTGATAAAGAGTAACTTCACGGAAATCTGTAATATCTGTGAATCCAATGCGCTTCTGAGTGATGGTTAAGTCACCATACCCAAAGTTCATGATTTGCTTTAACATCTTGTCTCTTCTGAAAAACGAGTAAGATGCTTCAGCTTCGTATTCGTACTGCTCACTGTTCACGAAAACACTGCCAGGCCCATTCTCATACCCACCGACATTCCAACCCTCTTCTTCAAGTCTATAAATCTTTTGGTATTTGTTTTGAGCAAAAATAGGAGCCGCAGGGTCGTTGATGTACACCCACAAAGGACGAACTGTATCTTGGTCAATACCTGAAGTTGATAAGTCTGGAGTGATTGCTTGAGCCTCACCTTTAGTCACTGTTGAACCAGCAGCGTTGTCGATTAACCAATACCATTTGTGATTAGTCGAGATGTCTGTCGTATAAGTTGGAGTCACACTACCTACTACCTCACCTCGAGCTGAGTAGTTCACTCCCTCAACATTGATAGTGATTGGAATCCAGTTAGCTTGGTTAAGTAAGTGAGTGTCTGTCTTCAGGTTCCAGTCAAAAACATTAGAAATGGTCTCTAGCTGTTGACGAAGGTCAAATCTGAAATATGGCTGAGCTGAAAAGTCAGGAAAGTAACGATGGTTTCCCATTGGAACCATAAGTGGCGCATTTGGACGAAAAGCGTTGCCTGAAGCACCAAGTGAATAAGTAGGAGATTGAGCTCTGTCTGTTTGCTCTGATGTATCCACACCTGGACGAGTGGCTAGGGCGCGAATACCGATTCTGGCCACAGCACCAGCAGCACCAATAGCTAGAAGGGCGATAGGAGGAGCACCGAAGGCAGCAGCAGCGATAGAAGCTACAGCAACAACGATACCTACGATCTTGTTAGCTTGTTCTCCGCCGTCGTTACCTAGAGCGACAATGTGCATGCGAACAAAGTCTTTGCGTCCGAGAACGATGTCTTTGTCGATGGTTTCTGGAAGAGTGTCGTTGATGTAGATACACAGGTTGACCTTGTCGGCGCCCATGTCCTCGATGACTTTGGCAAGCGTGACTGGTTTCTTATACTCTTTCTCGTATAAGACATCATCCTTCATTGGTTTTGGGTAAAATATTACTTTAGCCATTTGTAGTACCCTTCAACCTTCAGTGTATACTTCTCTAAATCAGAGGCCTTGTGCCTGACGACCTGATTACATCCTGTCATGCTGTGAACAACATAAGGAATGTTATTGATAAACGTTGTGATTCCTATGTGGCAACTCTCTTTTCTTCCATGCATTAAAGCCACGCAACCTTCTTCAGGTTCGCTGATTGGAAGCGCCATCACATAATCATACATATGCTTCTTGATTTTTCTCTGTTGCGCTCTAAGAAAGCGACCTATCTTGTTCGGAAGTACCACATCATGACCATATTCGTGCTTGGCCACATGGGCAACAAATTCCGCACAATTCCAAGTATCATAACTGGATCCTATATACTTATCACTCCAATGCATTAGTACAGCCCTCTGAATCTTCGGGCACTGTACGTAACATTCACTGCTCTAGCATTCAGAAGTCTGTCAAAGCCGATAGTCCCAGATACGTCTATTGGGTTGATTGTGATTGATGAAAAGTCCATAGTGATGGAGGATTCTATTGTGTTCGGGTCTGACTTCTGGACAAGGATCATTGTAACCTGGGTATCTTCTCCCCCATTGGTCTGCTCGATCCATTTCACTAAGTCTCTCCCGATATTATCGACCTTCAAGCGAGCTCTGGGAACCTCACCGTCAGAATCATTAGGGAAATTAATACTAAACGGACACGCTATAAACGTATTACCGTTACTTATCAAATCTTCATT